CATCATTAGCTTCAACAATTTTATCAACATCGCCATCAGCTGTTGCAGTCGCTAGTTTAGCTTTTACTTGCTCTCTTTGTGAATCTACTCTTGCATCAAACTCTTTAAGATGATTATCTTCTATAGAATTTAAACTTGCTTTCTTTTGATTCAATTCTTCTTGCACGCCTTTGGCATAATCAAGAGCAGCTTTCTCTCTTCTTTCAGCTTCTCTCATTTTACGAGTAAGCTTATCGATTCTTTTTTGCGTTTTTTCAGAATAATCTTGCAAATTATCTTGAGAATCATCTTCTACAACTTTTGCTTCATCTTTAGAAACTGGGTCATTATATCCTAAATCAACTTCAGGAGTCTGCTCAGACTCCTCTACAACGGGTTCCGCGACATCAATTGAACTTTCTTCAACTCCATCTGTATCTAATTCAACATCTTTAACTTGTACTTCTGACATATTTTACTCCTAAAATAGTGCGAGGATATCCTCGGGTTGTTCAATGGTACCAATAATTTCATCATCATTTATGATTCTGTGTTCACCAAATTTGGTTTTAAATCTAGCTCCAGCATATCGACCAATTACTACAAATTGTCCTACTTTACACCAAGGACTGACAAATTTTTCTTTATCTTTGTAACACATATCACCCATTTTTATAACGTAGCCAACGACTGATGTTACCTCTGAGGTCTCTAAAGTTTTCTCAGCAAGAGCAATACCGCCATCTGTCATCTCAGACATTTTCCACATTTTAATGAGCAAACGATAACCTACTGGGTCAGGTAAACGATTTATTTCATCAATGTAATTTTGAGTTAATTTAGGGGTATCTTTTTTCGATGAAGATGTTTCATCTGAAAGATAATCTGGTTTTAAAATATTTGACTTACTCGTCATCTACTGACTCTCCTTTTTTTTGCAGGTCTTTTAAATCCTGAAGCAGTGCTTCTAATGCACCGATCTTGCCTTTAGCATATTGTAATTGTTCTAAGTTGTCTACCCCATATACAATATGATCTTTTGTATCGTTGATTCTTTTTCTAATAAAATGTATTAAACTTTGAATAGTGTCTGGATCGTACATTATTTTCTCTTTTTATCGTCAGGTGCGTATAAATTATTAAAAGTGTATTTCCAATCCATATAACTATCATGAGCCTCTGCTTTATGAGTCCACTGAGATGGAATGAAATCTGGTGGACCATTACCTGTAACCCACATAGCAGGTGAAGTAACTCTTACTCTGTTGTTAGGTAAAGCTACAAAACAACCTTTCCAAGGCCCTTCAGTCAAAGCTAAAACATGCGATTGTTTATGTTGTGCAGGGTCGTCTGCGATTTCGCTGTTAGTGTAATCCACAGTAAAATAGTATTTTGCTGTATAAAAATCACCCTCGATACGAGCTAACCAAGGACTAGAACTGGTTCGATCAAATACAATAATAGAATGATCTCGAGACGATACGTCCCAAGGTTGCGCAATATGCGTTGGCATAGGTGGTGGCATTTCATCTAATGGTTCATCTTCAACCAATGCGGTAATTGGCATACGAGCCCACATTGCACCACCGTGAGGATTTTCTAAACGATTCTCTTCATCCTCACAACCGGTAAAAATAACT